GTTGTTTTTCATGTAGTTAACCCCCCTTGTCACACTTGTCACACTTGTCACGCCACCTGGAAAATTATTTTTTTTTTTTTTTTTTTTCAGGAATTTCTTCTATAAGTGTGACAAACGTGACAAACGTTTGCATATTGTCGCTTGCATTGTATAGTGTCTTACAGTACAATAAAAACAAGTTAAATAATGGAGGACACAAAATGTCAGAAAATTATGTTCACGAGGTTCAAGATACAAGGCTCGTGGTCCAGGGTTCACGCATCGAGTTTGGCGTGTATTGTGATTGGTGTGCTGGTTATGGTTGTGATGTTGATTTTCATGGTGACACACAGCCTTGCCATAAGTGCGATGGATCAGGTTTCAAGTTTCATTATATAGTGGGAGGTGATGATGCCTAAATTTGAAGTGATGTTGGGTATGCCAACTTTTGAATATCGGACTGTGCTTGTTGAGGCGGAAAGTCCTGAACACGCACAGGAGATGGTCGAACTTGATATTGAGGATGCATGGGATCATGCATCGCCTTTGAAATGTGATCAGTTTCGTGATTGTCCAACAGTTCAAACTATTGAGGAGAAGTAAAATGGGATTAGATATGTATTTAACTGGAGATAAGTATAAGCGTACTCAGTACGCAAAGGACGAGAGCGGTGAATTTTTACGCGATGATGATGGCGGTATTATACCCATTAATGAGGATACTGTTGATGGATTTCGCAGAAGTAGCCAGAAACTAGACCTTGGTTATTGGCGCAAGCACGCCCCTTTGCATCAGTTATTCGTTAATGCTTTTGCTAATGGTGAAGATAATTGTCGCCCCATTGAATTAAGTGCCGAAGATTTGCGGTGGGTTGCTAAAGTGCTGAAGGGCGATGCCGCCACTTCACTACCGTCTAATGAAGATGTTATTCGTGGTTGCTTTTTTGGTGACGAAGAATGGTGGGACGAGTTACGTGAGGACGCCTATGAGAATGCGGAGGTTTTTGAAAAAGCCGCAGAATGGTTGGAATCTGGTGGCGATGAGTTTTGGCATTCAGTTGAATATCAGGCGAGTTGGTAATGAACGTTCTTAGTTTATTTGATGGTATGTCTTGTGGTCGCATCGCTCTTGAGCGGTGCGGCTTTAAGGTCGAAAACTATTTTGCGTCTGAGATTGATAAACACGCAATCAAAGTTTCCAAAGCCAACTATCCTGACACGGTGCATCTGGGCGATGTGACAGGTGTCAGGACAAAAAACCAAATGCTGGTCATACCGCATGAAAACGGTAATGGACATCAAAGAATTGATTTACTGATTGGCGGTTCACCCTGTCAGGGATTTTCGTTTGCTGGCGGTCAGTTAGCGTTTGACGACCCCCGCAGCAAATTGTTTTTTGAATATGTCCGCTTGCTTGAAGAGTTGAAGCCAAGATATTTTCTGCTTGAGAATGTGATCATGAAACAGGAGTTTCAGGACATCATAACCAAAATGCTAGGCGTAAAGCCTGTGCGCATCAATTCCAATTTGGTATCTGCGCAGAACCGTGACCGCCTGTACTGGACAAATATTCCTGTTAAATCTTTGCCAGAGAACAAGCGCATATATTTAAAAGACATTCTTCAGAACGTTGAGGATATTGGCGAAGAGCATTATCACAGCATGAAGTCTGTCGCATATATGGAGCGTGGCAACGACAAGTGGGCACAAGCTGGGTCAAGACGAGCGGACGGCTATGAGCAAACGCCTGAAACAGAGAAGTCTTTTACTCTGACTGCTAATATGCATAAAGGTGTGCCATACAACTATTTCAAAGAAACACGACAGATGTCATTTAGTTTTGATGAGCCTGAGACAAACGAAGGCTTAGTTATGGCAGGGCAAGCAGACTTGAAGGGGCATGACTACAATCGCAGGGTGTATCATCCTGACGGCAAAGCCCCAACATTAGCCGCAGCATCTGGCGGCAATCTTGAACCCAAGATATTGCAAGTGCCAAGAGGCAAGAACAAAGGTGGTGTAAAAGCAGAGGATGGCAAAGTTCCAGCTATGAGCGCGTCTTCTTGGGAACATAATAATTTTGTTGTCGGGCGTATTGTAAATCGTAGGCTGGATGACAAAGGCATTCGCAGAGACGATGACAAGTCTATTGAGTTTACGCAGAAGGTTGAGACTCGCACAGACGCTAAGTCGAATTGTCTGACAACGGTTGAGAAAGACAACGTTGTAGTCAACGAAAGCGAGTTGCGGTGGAGAAAACTCACGCCTCTGGAATGTGAGCGTCTTCAGACCGTGCCAGACAATTACACTAATCATGTGTCAAACACCCAGCGTTACCGTATGCTTGGTAATGGCTGGACCATTGATGTTATCTGTCACCTGTTGAAAGGAATGAAAAATGGGAAAAATTAAAGCGTGGCTAATGGAGATGGAGGACGATGCTCTGGACATGACCAGAGAGGAGTTCATCAAGAAGCACGGTAAGTTCTATGTCGAAGTGTGGACAAAAGTTCAAACGTGCAGAGAGCTGGAACAGTTGGAGATCCAAGATGGAAAACTCATTAAGACTGATTGAGGGCATGAAAGTTTGCCCTGAGTGTGGTGGCGATGGTGAATTGGAGTACGAGCGGCCTGTCGTAGACTGGATGAACGGTGGATATCTGGAAGGCTACATGGACGTTTGTCATAATTGCAGCGGAGATGGATTCGTGGAGGATGAAGATGAAGACAGTGATTGAGATGTCTGTTCAAGAATTTGAAGATTACCTGAGAAAAAAACGCCAGGAATTGTATTTGTCACCGTTGCGCAAGGACGTTGGAGCGAAGTGGCGGAAAACTGATTGGGGCAACCCGACAGCAAAACTCTCGATGCAAAGGCGGAAGACCCCATGATTGTGAAGTATTTATCGGTTCTTCTAATTTGTTCTGGTGACGTTTGCAGCTGGAAGCATGGTTCAGAACACGATGAGCAATGGCAGTGTTTATATGAGATCACCGACCTCCGCCCGAAGTATTATGAAAATAAAACGCTACGTTTTTTTGACTGTAAGCAAATAACACGTTATAAGCATGAAGAAAGAAAATAAAATATTAGATTTCACAATTACGCTGTACTCAAATAAAAAAGCGATTGTGAAGGAGGTGGTCTGTAAGCCCACCAAGTTGGAGTCTGTGATTGACGAACTGGACAAACAGGCCAGTGTGCCCAGAAGGGGTGATGGTCATCATGGATATTATATTGAAGTAGAAGTAAGGAGGCACAAGGATGTCAGTACAAGTAAAACGGGGTCGCCCTCCCGTACAACAAAAGGCGGAGTTTAGGAATGTGGCTATTCCTGTTGATGCGTATGACCTGCTGCGGACAGTAGCAGACAAAGAAGAGCGCACAATAGCGAGACAGTTAGCGTTTTTAATTCGTAATCAATACAGCCAGGAGGCCGCAAATGTGGACTAAATTCTTAAAATTGTTCTTCCCTTGCTTGGTTCAGGAAGAAAAGACAAAGCCTAAATCAGAACCTGTGAAGAAGGCAGCCCCGATTAAAAAGAAAAAGCGTGGCAGGCCACCGAAGAAAAAATCTTAACACAGGTTAAACTCGTAAACAAAAGGGGCAGGGAAAGTTTTAATAAGCCGATCCCAATATCCCTGCCCTATTTCTTCCTTACCACTGTAAGGCTATATCCCAAAAAATTCAAACAATCTTCTAAATCACTGACTCGCGGCTGGTGCTGTGTCCGCCATTTTCGCATTGTGTCACGGTGAAAGCCAACTCGTTCACTCATGTCACATTCATGAATTTGCTGCCGATGCATCTCTTCAAACAAAAACCGAACGATGGGGTTTTTGTTTTTGATGCGGTCTTTGACAAAGTCACCGCGTTTTGCGTTCCACGGCTTCATTAAAACAAACTCAGTTGCTCTGGCTGTTTCATTATCAACTCTATGTCCTTGTGCATGATATCTGAAAATTCTATTTCACAGAAGTTTCCGCAGTCAGGCATGACATAGTTTTGCTTGTGCCCAGAGCTTGGATCTAGCTCGTCCAGGTAGACACCACGCAGGCACGAGTTGCCAACCAACCGTTCTGCTG